GAACAGGCACAACTTGTCGCTAGAACAGAAAAAGTATCTGTGCCTGGGCTTGCCGCGTTCTTCGATGAAGGCGAAGAACCGATTTGGGTCGTCCGGGGGCTGACGGCTGGCGAGCTTTACCACGCTGCCGAAGCAAAGGCGAGACAGACAGACACAAGCAACCTGCTATCTGCATTGTCGAACAGCAGTGATGCCGTCGAAGCAATGCGCAAGGTTCTAGGGCTTACCAAAGACACACCAGGCGAGATCGTCAAGCGCCTGGAAATGCTTGTTCTGGGGTCAGTAGTTCCGAAGATTGAACTTGCAGTTGCGGTGAAGCTTGGCGAAAAGTTCCCGGTCGAGTTTATGCAACTGACGAACGAAATCGTCACGCTCACTGGCAAGGGGGCGGAGGTTGCCTCAGTGGGAAAGCCAGAATCAGGCTCAAAGAAGACGAAGCCCTCATGACAACGATGCGCCTCATCGAACAGCGCGGCGGGTTCCTGTACCAGCACCGCCCGGATGTGATTCCGCAAGGGTTCATCACTGATGAGGAAATTGCCTTGTGGGCAGCGTATTACGAACGGCGAGCGGCTGAGACTAAGTAATGGCTGACATCACCAAGACTGTTGCGATCATCTTCCAGGCTCAGGATCAACTGAGCAGCGCAGTAGTCAATCTTGAAAAGTCGCTAGGCGGGTTGTCGAGCGCGGCAACTGATGTCGCGCCGAAGATGGATCAAGCCGCGAACGCTTCAAAGCGACTCGGTGATACGTCTGTTTCTGTATTAGACCTTTCCCGCGCCATGCAGGCGCTGGCGGGGTCCATCGTGGTCAAAGAATTTATCGACGCCAATGTGGCAATCGAAAACTTTGGCAGGTCGATGACGCTTGTCACCGGGAGCACGCAAGGCGCTGCCGAGTCGCTGAGTTATGTCAAGAGCATCTCAAACACTCTTGGGCTGGAGATTACGGGGACAGCCAACAACTTTGTAGCCCTATCGGCTGCGGCGAAGGGAACATCGCTAGAGGGTCAGCAGACCAGGGACATATTTGAAGCCATTAGCAAGGCAATGGCCCTGCTCGGCAAATCGTCTGCGGAAACGAACGGCGCATTGCTTGCGGTTCAACAGATCATCAGCAAGGGTACGGTTTCGTCTGAAGAACTTAGAGGTCAACTCGGCGAGCGGTTGCCTGGTGCATTTCAGATTGCAGCTAGAGCAGTTGGAGTTACGACAGAGGAACTTGGGAAACTACTGCAAAGCGGTGATGTAGTCGCAAGCGAGTTTCTTCCTAAATTCGCAGCAGAACTGAACAAGACGTTTGGAGATACAAATTACGTTACGACGTTCAATGCAGAACTAAATCGGCTAATAAATTCTTTCAAGGAATTGGCAGTTGCTGGTGGAGATACGGGCCTATTTGGGGCAATCACTCAGGCATTAGTTGATCTTACGAGAACTACAAAGACAACCGTAATCGAGATTGACACGATTACAGGTTACTTCAGTGCACTGAAGACTTTCCTTGCTGGTGGCGGGTCTGATACAGAAGGGTTTTCGCGTGCTCTCCGTGATGTAGGAATTAGCGCAGGAATCGCGAGTTCTGAGTTAACCGGCACTAACCAAAGTCTTGCGGAAACCTCAAGGCTTGCACGTTCGGGATCGGCTGACCTTATCGACTGGACGCGGCAGATAAATGAATCTGCGGCAGAGTCGAAACGATTGGGGCTAGACGGTGTACAACAAACAGAGGCACTAGCTGAGGCTTACAAGAAACTTGGATTCTCTGCAAAATCCATTGGCTCCGATTATGTATCCGCCTTTGAGACTATTGTTAAAGCCGCTGGGTCTACAGGCGATGAGATATCAAAAGCACTTAAGGTTGTCATTCCGAAGATTGACAACACAGAAGAACTAGAGCGGGTTGTCTCTGCATTACAAAAAGCCGCAGAGGATGGGAAGATCACTTGGGCGCGGTACGGAGTCGAGGTTGATAAGGCAAGCGAAGCGTTCTTAAAGAACACTGGATATACCAAAGAAAACGCCGCAGAACTAAAGAAACAATCTGACGCGACCAAGAAAGCGGCAGACGATGCGGCGAAGCTCGCCCTAGAACTAGAAAAACTCGCAAGCAATGAACGCATCAAGACGCTGGAGTTCAAGGCGGAGATTGACGTTGCGCGCATCCAAGCCGATGCCGAGAAGGTCAAGGCGGCTTTCGACTCTATCAATGTAGGAATCGAAAGCACAGGAAATTTGCTTGGCGATCTGTTCGGGATGTTCGGGCAGCTTAACGGGCTTGATTCAAGCGCCTACAACGCAGTATTCCAACAGATCGACAAGGAAAACGCACTGCGCGAAAAATCATTCCAACTACAGGAAAAGCTGACTCAGGCGCAGATCGACAACCTGAACGCTCAAACTAAAGCCCTCGCAGGCGGCGACGCCATCATTAAAATAGACGGGGCAGGGCTACAGCCACACCTAGAGGCGTTCATGTGGGAAATCCTGAAGGCGGTTCAAGTCAAGGCGAATAAGGACGGCATGGCCTTCCTGCTCGGCGTGTGACCATGCTCAATACACTATCCGCAACCGTATTCGACCCGATAGGGTACGTCGAGATCAACACCGACGAATTCCCAGACCGGGACACGACACGACGAGTAAACCGAGTCATCACGCTCGACGGTGGAGTGGCAATCAACGACGGTGGATACAGCGACGGTGACCTGACGTTTGAGTTGGAATGGAAATCGGACACAGCGGTAAATTCAGCCATCCTTCGCATGCTTCAACTCTATCCAAGAGCTGTGCTATCGACGCGCTCCGGGGTTTTTGAAGTGGTTTTAGAAACCTATCGCCTGAATGCAGGCACTTCGCGGCTGGTCTGCTTGCCAGTGTCGCGTCTATCAGTCTAAGGAAAACACCATGCCCGCCCCTTCAGTAGCCACCTATCACGCGCAGGCGAAGATCGACGCGCACACTGCGTTCCTTGCCCTTGTGGACTCAGGAACAGCGGGGTCGATCAAGACCTACGACAACAGCGATGTCCTGCTGGTCACGCATACGCTTACAGACCCTGCGGGAACTGTGAACGGCACCACGGGGCAATTGACGCTGACCACTGCCTCGACCACAGTCAACGCCAGCGCCAGCGGCACAGCGGCGTACTCGACCGTATGTAGCAGCGGTGGCACGGCTTACCTGAGCATTCCCGTTCAACAAGGCACGGTGGCGGTGTCAGGCAAGATCGTCTTTAACACCCTTACCATCGTGTCAGGTCAGCCTGTGCAGATTCTGAGCGCCACCATCGGGTAAACAAATGGCAATCCCGACCGTCTACCGCTCCGACGACTCCTCGGCTCCGGTCATCACCGGAACTGCCGGCGCATTGGTAACGGCGTTGGATGCTATCTTAGTTAACGGATATGGGTCGCAATCTGCCGCAGGGTGGACAGCACCATACACCGGCACGAACAAGCGCGTCTATAGGCAGGGCAGCGGGCCGCAGCACTATCTTCGCATGGACGACGCCGATGCTCGGCTTGCGCGTGTTGTCGGCTACGGCTCAATCAGCGATATTGACGCAGCGACCAGCAGCAACCCGTTCCCCACCTCGGGGCAGATTTCTGGTGGCTTGTATTGCAGAAAGTCGGTAAGTGCTGACAGCACGGCAAGACCGTGGATTTGCTTCGCTACAGACGCTGTGTTTTACCTGTTCATATTTGGGAATCGAAGCGCCACTTTGCCAACTGCTCAATATGACGGCGGCGATGCTCATCTAGGGTTCGGGACATTGCGTAACACCCGAGTTTCCAGCGACATAAACGCGAGTTTCCTGTGCGCGAGTTCAGACACTTCGGCAACCAGCACGACTGCCACTGACGTTAGGCAATGCCTGGTTTCCATTGGTTCGGCAGCACAGACAACGCTGTACCTGAACGGCAGTTACAACCAGGGGTCAAGTGCTTCGACCAACTGCTACAAGCGGGGAGCACAACTTTACGCTGTGTCAGACTCTGGCGCAGCCGGAACTCCGTTCCCAGATCAGACTCGTGGCGCAATGATGCTCTTTCCATTCACTGCGTTGGAACCGACCGCTATCGCCAGGGGAGACTTTCCAGGCCTGATGCACATTGGGCACGCTTTCCTTTCAACTGGAGTCCCGCCGCATCTTGCAATCGTGACGGGTCGCGGAGACTACACGGGTAGGACGTTTTACATGGTCGGCGCTGCTACCTCCTGGGGAGTGGCGATTGAAACATCGGGGAACTGGTAATGTCCGATCTAGGATCAGTCGGGCGGGATGCTGAAATCCAGATGGTCGCGGTGGCGTTACTGGACGTGGCCTCCCGACCATCACTCACCACGGTGGTCGAGGGGGTTGTCTACGACGACACCAACGCCGTCTGTGCACGCACGGTGCGGGTCTACTCGCGTGCCGACGGTAGACTGGTCGGGGAG